CAAACAATACTGTTTCGGTCATTTCTCATTCCTCATTACCCAAGCGATAGCCTCAAGTTCATCGGCATCGAAGTGGCCGTCAAATAGAGCGTACTTATTATTCCTAAACCAAATCACTCCGCTCTTGCTAAGGGTTCCATTAGGGCTAAGATCAATATCCCCCAATTCTCATTCCTCTCTCGGCAGCATTTGCCACTCTTTTATCTATAATTTCGCCAACGGTCGTCACCTTCTCGTCGGTAAGTGACCATTTAGGGTAGTAATAAATCTTCTTATGGCGCTCCCCGATTGTAACTTTTACACTATCCAGCTTACCCTTGATAATCATAGGGACTCCTTTTTCTCGATCTTCTCCTTAACTTCTGGCGGTAGCTGTCTATAAAACTCTGTCCATCCAGCCGATAACTGCTTACCGATTCTAGTAAAATATTCATTAAGAATGTTATAGGAAACCCTGACTTTCTTAATAAACTTCTTTGTTTAGCGTTTGTTCATAGGGACTCCTTCTTTTCTTTTGGAGCACTCCAAAAATTATAAGAGAACGATGGGCAAGGACTACTGATCCCCGCAAATTTCTTCCATTCGGTTCTAAATATAACTTTATAAAGAAATTTCTTCGCATCCTTCTTGCGTTGTCGTTTGTTCATAATTGCCTCGCCACCAAATACACAGCAACGACAACCCATAATACCACAAAGGCTACAACACCAAATATTACGGCGGCTTCTAACAAAGATAAATGAATAACGCCCATTATGAATACCCACACAAATGGGGCCGCAATCATCAATGAGCCGATTATTTTTCCCATAAAAGTCCTTTCACCTTACCCGCCGCTTACACAGCATCCCTTGATACAGACCGATCATCCAAGCGCGTCCCTGTGCGTCAATTACGGAAGTCGGCCCGTCATCGTCCTGCCAGAGAACAACATTCTCTACTTCGGGTAGTTCTCTTAAATCTTGTTCCATCATTCCTTTACCGTTGGATTCCATAGTTCACCTTGCTTTGATCTTCTCGTTGATAATATCCAAGTAATCCGTAATGGAAAGTTTGTCGAAAATATCAACACCCATAATCAGCGGACGGTCAACAGACTTAACTTCTCCACCCTTAAATGAAAGATCAACGCTGTAATCTATAAGGCCGGGGAAGAAATGGCGATCACCGCCGAAAGATTCACATTCAATCATTGGCCGATTTATATTAACTCTGAATGCCGCCAATAATGGGTTCATATATAAATAGCACTCCCGGTCCTTACCGCTGCCCCTGAGTAGCACAATCTTATCCCCGTCTGATATGAGCCGGAAGAAATATCTATTAGAGCCGAATGTTGGCATTCTCTTCCCCGTCAACAATTTCCTCAACAGACTTTTCCAGCATGTCGGAATATTGCTTCTTGAGTTTCGCTAATACCTTCTCGACTTTCCCGATTTCCCTGATTCTTTCCTTGAGAATACTTTTAGCGATTGAGTTCTTTTCTTCCGCTAATTCCGCGATTACTTCTTTTTCTAAATTTTTCAGTTTCATTTCAAATCCTTTCTTGTTAAAGTTTTTAATAATTTACCTTACTGACATTTCGGAAACAGCTAAATGCTTATCATTGCCAGCATTTCTTCTTGCGTTTTATTGGCGTAGGCCGAGGTCTTGCATTTCGCCTCTGGATTCATCCCCATCAACGCTACGCAATTCAAAGAAGCCATTAATGGGTCAATTTTACCTGTACCGCTGGCCTGTTTAGTAATGGAAATTGCGTTACCGTGTGGCTCAACTCGCGCATTCCCAACACACCATGCCATAATTGGCTGACTTCCATGAACCAGGGACTTACTTGTAACCTTAACCTCCATTGTTTTGATCGACCCGTTGAGCCGCCAGCCCTGCGGGATACCCACAATCCGGCTATGTTCAATCGCACCTCTGCCCTCTTCGTCTCCGTTTTCAAGTTCGTCGGCAATAAGTCCCGTCCCAGATGGATCAACGCCTATTCTGTCAAGTAAACCCGTCGCATCAATTTTGCGGACAATGTCACCAACTTGTTTTATACCATCCTCCGTGTACTTAACAATAACAAGGTCGCCGTCTTTCTCGAAGTCTCGGTACTTGGGGGCTTCTGACTTTCTTCGTTCAAGTGCTATTTCATCACACCATGCCTTATTCCAAAGTAACCACTTCCCTGTTCCAGTTTCCCGTCCAATAACCGCGAACCCTAAAAGGTCATCCCGCCCACCACCGTCAATTCCTACTTCAATAACCTCACACCGCGCTAGAATGTCATCAAGCGTTACCTTTTCGCCAGCAGCCTCCCAAGTGTCGGCACCCGCCCATGCCTGAGCTTTAGCAGATACCCCGATCTGAATATTAAGGTGTTTCGCCAAAAACCCTTGCATTGAGGTCGGCCCCTCAACCTCAGCTTTTTTAAACTCCCGTTTAATTGTTTCCTCGTCAACGGAAGCTCCGAGGTTAGGATTAGGGATATAAAAATTTGCGGGGATTAAATGAAGTTTCCTTTCGACCATGTGTTTCGGAAACTCATAGATAATTGGAAGAAAGGCAGGGTCGTCAATTTTACCGTCACGGACACCACGGGCATATTCTAATTTATCGGCAAATATGCCAGCCGGAGTCTCATCGGATTGCGTTGTGATCCAAATTATAAATCCTTCTGGCCGCGCAAATAGGCCGCCCGTTGCCTCCTTAAACATATTTGTAGCGCCCGGTCTTTTTCCGAAAAGCCACAATTCTTCCGCGAGAATGCCAACACCCTTTAAACCACCTACCGTATCGCTTTCAGCGGCAACTATTTTTAGCGTTGCTTCGCTGTTAAGGTTGGTGATCTGCTTAATATGATCCTGCGGGTGCATGAGTGATTTAAGCTCTTCGTCAGTGCTAATCATTCCACAGGCCGGTAAAAATGAGTTCCCTGCGATTGATACAGTCGGTGCGACGATGAAAAATTCCCCAGATTGCCGCCAGTTTAAGATCAGTGCTGTCATCATAATCGCCGCCGACATGCCCGACTTATCATTTTTTTTGGCAACCATGAGAAAATATTCACGGATTAGTCTTCGTCCGGTGTCGGGATTAACTGACCCAAAAATATGTGAAACTAAATCGAACTGCCATTGACGCCCAACCTGTCCATATGTGGGGCAACCCGGAACATCTTTTAGGTGTAATTCCTTGAAAACAGATAAACCTCTCTCGGCCTCAGTAGGAAATAAAGGGGGGAAAGTAATTAGCGATTCCCCCGCAATTATTCTTCTTTCCCAATCTGGACAAGCAGTGGTCCACTCCATTACTTCACCAAAGCCAACGGGGGTTTAGAAGGTGCAAACTTTCCCCTCCCGGCTTCCTCGGCCCTATCTTTCTTATCGTCCTTTTTACCACCGGGTTTCTCCGCCGCGCCACGAACAATAATCTCCGCAGCACGGATACGCAACGCCATGTCTATTTTGGGATCATTCCAGACAACTCTAAGAAATTCTGTGGCTTCATAATCGGAAAACTCTACTTGGCTGTTACCATCGGTAATATTTGCCTTCAAATCTTCGTCGAGCGCATTCATCATTCGCTTTTCGACAATGGATAGCGGTTTTTGCTTCCCGTCTTTATTCGCTACCCTAATAAGAAATTCCTGATAGAATTTCGCCTTCGCCTTAACCCCCAAAGAAAGAAGCTGTTTGATTTGTTCCGTTTCCTGCTGTTCTTCGGTTAATTTTCTCGGCTTACGATCTTTTTGCCCCTTTTTCCTTCCAGCATTTGCACGATAACCACCACTAGCCATTGTCCTTTTTCTCCTTCAAAACCGAAAATTGATGTCCACAACTAGGGCAAACGATAATGTTCGGTTTTTCTACATCTTGTTCATTATTATCACCATCTGCTTCATCCGGCTTTATCGCCGTCATCATCATTTCCAGTTCGTGGGAATTAAAACCGAGCAGTTCCATATCCATTGATCCATCATCCAGGTTGATAATAATATCCTTGAGTTTGGTCATGTCGAACTCACCGCCCTGTTGATTAGCGGACACATTCGCCGCCGCCTCTTTCTTCTCCGGCCAATCAACTTCACGATACTGCCACCGGCCATATGGCGTTTCGATATAACCAGTTGAAACAGTCCCAATATTATCAACGTGCGGTTCTTTAAATATCTTCCATAATGGGTCAAGGTTCTTAACCCGCTGATGTCCGCCCACTAAATGACCCGTCCGCACATTTTTGACAATTCCAGACAAATCTCCGAACTCCTGCATGGACTTCTTGAGCATGGAGAGTTGCTTTTCTGTAATAGTGCGAGGATTATATGGCGCAGGTAAAAGGTCTTTAACTTCTCCCATTTTGTCCTGCTTATGGACATTTTCTTTCTTGCTCACGATCTCCGCTCCTTTTCCTCTTCGGCGTTTTTCTCGGTATGGCACTTAGGACACAACCATTGCCTATTCTCATCACTTTCAGAGCCACCCCTGTGCAAAGGACACCGATGGTCAACTTCACCGTCAAAAGCCGTCCTGCCGCATTTTTGGCATATATATAAGTCCCTTAACCCTATTCGCTCCCTAATCTTAACCAATTTCCCGCCCGTAATGCGTTCAACGGCTATTTTTGCGCCCCTTCTGGTGTCTATCGTCGCTATTTTTGGCTTTAATGTGCTTAATTTCATTTATTATTATGATTCTTTGAATATTTTGATTTTTGTCCATTAAAAATCAAAAACTGAAAAAAATCTGCGAATGGG